CAGTTGTTGCTGAACCATTGTTTTGAATGGAATATCCCCAGGTACTTCCAGAATTTCCCACTTTTGCTCTGAACTGGTAGGTTGAACCTTCAGTTGTCACGTTGCGTGATAGACCACGCATGGGATTGATCAAACGCAATGTGTGAAATACTGGATCATATGCAGTGCGACCACCGACATTGTAACCGCCACCTGTCAATGCTGAACTTTCCTTCAAATATGCTTGGTACTGCTCATCAGACTCAAACATCTTTAATTCTTTTTCCATCTTGCCTTTTTTGGCAAATTTGGACAATTGCTCTCGAACCATTCTGTTCACATCGCCTCGAATTGTTTTGGATGGCTTGATGATAGATGGTGCAGTGTTGATCTCAGACAATTTGGCCTCGATGGCTGCCAATTTTTCTGTGGTTGCAACAGAAATTTCTTCAACTTTTGCAAGAGTCTCGGCTTTTACTTCCTCGATTTTTGCAACATTTGATGCCTCGATGGCATCGACTTTTTCAAGAATTTTTTCGACTGACATAATGATTTCCTTATTTAAGACGCTTTGAAAGTGCTTTCAACAATTCTCTTTCCTCTAGGGCTTTCAGAATTGAATCGGCCTCGTTGACCACCGCATCCGATTCGCTCGGTTTTGGGGTTTCCTGAATGACTTCCTCAGAAACATCACGTTTCTCGAGTATTTTCTTCAGAATTGAAGATGCAGTGGTCGCATCTTTTCTTGAAAGCCCAGCATCACGCAGTGCTTTCTCGATCACTCTTGGATTTGCATGGCCATTGCCATCAAAATATTCCAAATTCATCACTTCAGCTTTGGGATTGTTTGGGTACATCACCACTGATACTTCACGCAATCCACCTTTGGTGATTTGAAAATATGATTCTTCATCATCGTCATCACATGGATTACCATCAGAATCAACCATTTGGGCCTCATCGGCATATGCACCGACTGAAACGCCACCAAATAAGCTGGGGGATTCTTTTAAAACATTGTATAGATCAGAGCCACCGACTGTGCTGAGAAACAATTTGCCTTCAGCCGTCATGCCATCATCGTCAAATTGGAATTCATTCCATTCACCGACTGGCATTCCCATGTCGTTGTGATTCAAAAACATTGGCAATGGATTGCCAGCTTTGGCAAACTCATTGGCCCATTCCATGAATCCATCTGGCTGATAATTGAATTTTCTGCCGTCTTCACCTTCTCTGGCTCCCCAGGTCGTGACTCGTGCAGAAATTTTTCCACTAGGATTTGCTTTTTGGTCTGCCTCTTTTTTTAGGCTGACTTTGGCCTCGCAAATTAGACTCAAATTTTTCATTGACTACCCCATTGTGTATGGATTGATTATTATCTTGTAATATTGTATGGGTTTTGTCATCAGTTTTCGGTAGTGTAACACCACTCGATTTGACTTGTGAAGACAAAATCCGAATTATTTTTTTAGTGTTGTTCATTATTTATCAGTATTGATTGCCATCTTGGGTGATGTGCTGCCTCCACCGCCACCAGTATCCTGTGGACTGGACCCAGCAATTGGATCAATTTTGGCCACTGGCTTGCCACTGATTGGCACATTGGTTTTGGAAATATTCATTGGGTCCAAAGCTGGCAATTGATCGCCCCCATCAACTTTGGGCATATTCAAATATTCTCTGGCCTCATTGGGTGTGAATATTCCAGCTGAAACACCAGCGGTCACAAAATTCATTTGATCCAGTGCTGCGCCCTTCAAAAAGTCTTTGGTGTCAAATCTGATGCAAAGATTAGGGTATCCACGCAGCAGCTGCTTTGTGAATTTTTGCTCGATGTTAATAATCATCGGATACATTGTTGTTTTGTAAAACTCATCGAGCAAAGTTTGGGTGTTGTTGTATTTGCCCATTTCCAATCCCAGCAGCTGCGATGGAACTCCAAACAATGCACAAATTCGCTTGGTCGTTTGATCTTTCAATTTGGCTGCATCAGCATCTTGCAAAGTCAACATCTTTACAGTCTCAAATGTCATGCCCTGATCAAGCAGCATTCCTTGGCCTGGCTTGCTGGTGTCGGTTGGCTTTGAGCCAGTCATCGATGCCCAAGCCTCTTTCAGCCTGGCTGCAATTTCTTTGTACTTGGCATCTGGAATGACTTGATCAGTCTTGAACAATCCGCTTGGTTTTGCACCATTTTGCATTACATAGTTAGCATACAAGTCAATGTCTGTGTCCAATGCCACCAATTCAGTGGCCAAAATGCCTTTGTTAAAACCAGCAGAGCCTTGCCACGCTGCCTCAGTAATATGGATTACCTGGTATGGCAACAATGGCTCATCCATGTTAAAACCATATGTTGGTGTGCTCATGCGATAGCTCGGATACCTCAAATTGGTCATCTGAACTGTGATCAATGTGGCATCCAAGTTGTACATCTCGATGGGGGTTTGCATCGAGTCTTTGTTGTCTTTTCTCAGCAACAATGTAAAACATTCGCCAGCCAAATCTTGCCACATACACCACTGATACCAAAACTCATATGCGTTTTGGAAGTTGTTGGGGTCTTGCAGCAAATTCATCACTTGCTTGGCTTTGGCTTTGTCTCTGCTGCCAACTTTGTCTGACTGCAACGCATTGACAAAAGTGCCATCATCCATCTTGCACATGATGTTCACGCTGCATTGGGCCAATGCTCTGGCTTTGACTCCCACACACGACATAATTGTCGAATTTCTCGACAATACCGACATATCGACAATGCGACCAGCGTTTGTGACGCTGCTGGTGGTCACATAAAGCAGCTGGAATGCAGAGCCTTGTTGGCCATTTTGATTGGTGCGGACAATCTGATTGCCCAGCTGGGTCTGGCCAAAAAGCGTATTTGATTCGCCTTTTACGCCTTTATTACTTCTGAAAATGTCAAATATTCCCATGTTTTTCCCCCATTTGGGTCACATAGTATCACTAAAATGATCTAAATCCAAACGAACTTGACGCATATGGATTGTCCAAGCTGCAATGAGCTGCAATGATCATGGCAATAATGCCATCCACCTTGGCTGCTTTGTCTGCCTCATTTTTTCGCACTTTAATGTTGCCATTGACATCCTCATAAACCTCGCAGTTTGACAATTGCCATCCCACAAATGGATTGCCATCATGCTTGATTTGCTTGTTCAGTATAAGTTTCTCCACATATTTCGATGGATTTGATAACACGCCCATGCCCTGACCAACTTTTTTGACTGGTATACCAGCCTCATGCAGCCTGGCCACCAAACTTGCAGCATTGTATGCATCGTAACCAACTTCCTTGACATTGTATTTTTCACATTGTTGTTTGATGTAATCGCTTACTTCCCGATCATCCATCACATTGCCTTCAGTAATTTTTAAAATGCCAGATTTGACCGCCACTCTAAAAATATCCGCATAATGCTTGGGAATCAATTCCAATCCAGCCTCTGGCAAAAAGAATTTGAATTCGGCTCGGTAGTCCAACTCGCCATATCTTTTTAATGTGCAAACCGCATTCAAATCTCGAGTGGCTGCCAGGTCAAATCCAATGAACACATCTTCTGGTGTTCGATCATCCTCAATTTGTGCAGCCTCATCCCAAAATGTTCGATCCAGCCAGGCACTCTGAGCCGACACAAAAATGTTAAGCGTTTTGCACAAAAACTCATTGAGTGCAGCTGGCTTGTGCTTGGCCTCCTCGGCCCTTTGCGAAATAGCCTCCTCAAACACTGAAATGCCATGCATTGGATTTGCCTTGGCCCAGACCGCTGGATCACGCCAATCATCTTTGGCATCCAGCGCATAAAGCAGCCCAAACCATCTTGGATTGTCGTTGGCCTCACCATATAGCATGGATTGGTACATTGACATATCCTCATAAAACTTGGTGTCTTTGGTAAATGACGCAGTTGTAATGTAAATCCGCAATGGATTCTGTCTGGCCACCATTCCTGAGTGCAGCACCTCAATGGAATTCCTGTCCACAATCTGTGCAGCCTCATCGATGATCACGCAGCTGGGATTTTTACCATCGCCTGTTTTTTTTGTGTCTCGGCTCAATGCCTTAAACATCGATTGACTGTCACCAGCTTTTTTAACTTCATATTTACTTGGATTGAATCTGACCGCCAATTCGCTTGGCATATGTTCAATGAATCCTTTGGCCGAATCAAAAACAATGGTGGCCTGTTCCCTGTTGGTGGCCAACGTAAACACTTCTGGTCCAGCCTCGCCAAACTGCAGCTCATATAAACCCAAAATGGCCGTGATGGTCGATTTTCCAGCTTTCCTTGGAATGAACAAAATCACATCTGTGACCATTCTTTTTGTTCGATTCTTTTTGGACCTAAAACCATAAATGGCACAAATCAGCAAAATCTGGAATGGCTCAAGCAAAATCGGATCGCCAGCATTGGGACCCTTGTTGTGTTTCAGTGTCGCTGCAAAATTTAAAACGTGTTGAGGATAATCCTCATCAAAAAGCCATTCCCAATCTTTGTTCTCATATTGATTGATAAATCGCTGACACGCCAATCTGACATCCTGGCAAACATTGATTTCACCTCGGCTGACCTGTGTTGCATAAAGAATACCATCTTGCCAATTCATGCAGCTTTTGGCCCTTTAAGTAATGTATCAATATTGCTCGATTCCTTGGTTGCCTTTCCAGACAATCTGGCTTTGGGGGTTAACCCCAATTCACCCATCAATCGAATGCATTGCTCCAACGCCTTGGCCCTGATATTGACCAATGGATTGATGGCTGCAGTTTTGCCATCATTGTGCCAAATCATCAGCTGATCGTTTGTGAGCTGCATATTGCAGCTGACGTACATTTCCATGGTATCGGCCAGCATACCCAAAGTGTGTCGATTCTGGTTATCCCCAATCCCATAAACATCAAACAAAAAGTCTGATGCCTCTTTGACAAATTGCTTTTTGTCAAATTTCTCTGGATGGTCGTGCCACTCCGCAAATGGCATTCTGGTTTTCAGCTCGGCTGGAATGGCTGCTGGTTTTCCAGACTTACGCACAATGCGTGTGCCTTCAACTGCGTGTAATTCGGCTGGTTTTCTCATAATAGCTTTTTCCTATCAGTTTCGGGAAACCAATTGATCCCCCCTATTTGCTTTGCAGAAAATTGGG